TTCGGCACACACCCGAGCCTATGAACTGACCAACCCCCACCTTTACCCCAACGTTTGCGCAAAAATTCACCAGTATCGTCAAGAACTGGACGAAAAGTATGGCATCAATTATAAACGCCATTTGCGGGATCTTCAGCGCATTCGCAACGAGGCGCTACAGGCTGGCGCTTATTCGGCTGCGGTACAAGCAGAATACCGGCGCGGCCAAACCGGGGGGCTGTATGTTTCAAAATCTGAAATTCGACACGGCAGTATTGATAGCATGTCGAAAGAGGATGTACTACGCGCACTCGAAGAGATAAGGAATCCCTATGCCCCGATTACAACGGACATCACTGATGTCGGGTTTGACGGATCGCACAATGCCTCAAACCGCGCAAAAGCGCGAGGCCGGCTTTTGGAAGTTATTCCGGGAAGCGATGAAGAAACGGGCGAAAGCCCGCAAGCTGAACTGGACTAGACTTGAAACGTGGGCGATGCCCGGCGTTCCGGATATCGTTATACAGGACGCGTCCGGTAACTTTCATTTTATTGAATTAAAGCATACGGGCTCGAATGCGGTTGACTTACGACCTCATCAGGTGAGCTGGCTGTCCAAGCATTCCCACGGCAGCGTGTGGGTTCTGGTCAGGCAGCAACGCACAAACATGGATAATCCAAAACTGCTTTTGTTTGCTGGTGGCGATGCGGTTGAGTTAAAAATGGAAGGGTTAACTAAAGTTGAGCCTTTGTTTGAATGCGATTCGCCGTTTAACTGGGACGCCGTTCTGGACTTGATTTGTCCCACATAATCGCATATACTCGTATGTTCATTTAAGTGGGAGAAAGTATGTTTTTTCTGATTGATTGGTTCACTCGTTTGCTTTACGGCTCCGAAGCTGTAGAAAATTTCAACCGTAAACAACGAACACCAAAAGCACGTAGAAATCGAAGACGCTCGTAATCCGGGGGAAAGTGATCAACCCGTTGAGCCAGTGAAGGGGCGCGAGTCCTGTAGCGAGTAAAGCCCAGCCTAAAAAGCTGGGTTTTTTAGTTGCATATATAATAAATCCCATATACTCTTATACTTCTTACCACTTATTGAGAGGACTAAAGGTGGCTATATCTCATTTTTTAATAACAGATCAAAATAGGGACGGTGTGCACGAATACTATGACCCCGTTCTTGTTTCAACGGTGATGTCGGAAGAGGAAATGGACAACAATCACAATGGCTGGGAGGGGTACTTTTTAAGCTGGCAATTTGGTGGTGTCCAAGAAGAGGACGATAACGGTGACATCTGGTCAGACCATCGCATCGTGTGCATTTACGACATCAAGGCCGTGCCGGAAGAGGATGTTCCTGTGTTGGATAAATATTTATCAACATTTGATCTTGATCAAATTATTAAGGATCAAATAGAGGAAAGCGAAGCATGAAAAACACCGACGATACCATATCGATATCGTGGCACATTGACGATATCAGGGAGGAGTATAAAGGCTCCTACAAATTAACCGATGACGATTGCCGAGAAATTCTCAGACGTATGAAAGCAAACCACGATGCAACTATCGGCATTAACTGGGAAGTTATTTCTGTGGTCACCGATATTTATTTAAGAGAAAAATACAAGAAATAAAGTCGTTGCATATATAATAAATCTCATATACTCTTATACAACTCGGGTCATTTTCCCCGAGAACGGAGAGTAAAATGCAAAAACTATTAGATACCCGAACGGGTAACGACAAGATAAAAAAAACACAAGACAATACCCCCGGCGTGCGGCTTGCCGGCTTGTCTCTTATGCCCGATGACATTATATGCCCGTGGTCTAACGCGGCGAAGTGTCGCGAGCTTTGTTTGAAACATACGGGCAGGGGTAAATTTCAACATGTAATAAACTCCCGCCAGAAAAAAACTGATTTTTGGCACAATGACGAGCTGGGTTTTTTGGCACAACTGCGCCGCGAGTTGATTAATTTTGAGAAAGCTTGCCGGCGAGCTGGGTTGCAACCGGCGGTTAGACTTAACGTTTTGTCCGATATCCAGTGGGAAAATTACGGTATCCCGCAAGCCTTTCCTAACATAATTTTTTTCGACTACACGAAACATGCGAGGCGGTTAGGAAAAACGCCCGACAACTATAAACTTATTTTTAGTTATAGTGGTGCGCCAAAATACGCCGGCCAAGTATCCCGTGCGGTAAAAACTGCCGCGCCGATTAGCGTGGTTTTTAAGTACATCCCAACCGATCCGAATTATAAATTTTTGGGTCGTCCGATTATTGACGGCGATCAAAGTGACCTAGCTAATGTTAATTCTGGCCGCGTCATTGTCGGACTGACATATAAAAACGCCGGAGCGGATGCCGAGACTGTCGCCGCCTCGGACTTTGTAGTTGATCCCGATTTAATAGCGAGGGCGGCGTAATGGAATATAAATTCACGCCCGCCGGGCACCGACTTGCACATAGTGATCACGGTTTAACTCGGAAACATTTAGAATTAATTGATATTGTTATGCCGTATACCGAGGCACCGGTTGCGCGATACGTTAAACAAGTGCCTGTTTTTGAGGTAGTGCGAACGGTGCATTATATTCCGGAAAGCTATCCCCGATTGACGTGCGAACTGTATGGTACGACGTGCGGCGATTACCCGGTTAGCGAGTCGCTAGTGTTTTATCGCCGGCGAAATAATCGTCCCGGTTTATCTCGGTGCGTCAATTGGGAACCGCGTCCGGCGGACTATATGGCGCTTCTCACGACAAGATGCAAGTATACAGGAGGCATTCTTATTTTAACGGCCTACGGTTGCATGAACGGCGACGTTGATCGATTAGCGCCGAGAGAATGGTGGGACGTCGGAATGAAACCCTACGAAGCAAAAAAATCGGCGGAATTTTGGTCTAGTCATGCGTTAGCGATGCCTGAATTAGAGCATCTGGACGACCTTGATTATCTAGAGCATCGCTTCGCAAACGATAGGCATATTGTAGAACTAGCCGACCCTGAATAATTACCGGTCATCTCCGGGGGGCGTCTACGGGCGCCCTTTTTATTTTTTAAAAAGTTATTGCATAGGATGCGACAATATGCGATAAAGGGCTCGGGCACTTTCGCCCTAATTTACGGAGATTTAAAAATGGAATATCAAACAAGCGCTATCAGTCACGGGATCGGCAATACGCAAGTTAGCAAGCAATGGTATAACCGTCCGGCGGACGAACGTTTCACCAGTTTGCGAGATATGCTCGCACATAAGCGTAATGATGCTGCGCAGTTATCGAGCCGGATCGTTGACACTCACAAGTTGAGTATCGACAGCGTATGCGACGGCGACGCGCCGATTTTTGGGGACTTGATCCTTAAAAGTGATCACGGCGAACAGCCACTTAATAACTGGAGTTTTGGCCAGTTAAGCCAGCTCGCCGGAGCGCCGGCGGGATACCTTAAAACGTTACCGTCGGATATGGTGGCGAATAATCTACTGTGGGGACTGCGCCATAATCGAGAAAACGCTACCGTAAAAACCTACGGCAAGCGCGATGAATTGCGGGCGGTTACATCCGAAAGTTATGGCCGGATTCACGATTATCAGGTGATTCAAAACTGCCTGAAACTATCCGAACAAGGCGATTGGAAGATACCCGGCGCCATGAGCCGCCAGCTAGGTGACGGGCGCGTTATGTATGATGCGGATTATCCGGTTACGCCGGAAACTACCACGCTTTTCGCGTCGGATAGGGATTGTTTTATTTTTCTGGTAGATGACTATCACCCGATAGAAATTGGCAAGTTACCTAATGGCGATCCTGATTTAGTCTTTCGGGGCTTTTATGCATGGAATTCTGAAGTCGGCAGTAAAACCGCCGGCGTTGCGGGATTTTATCTGCGCGGCGTATGTCAAAATCGTTGTTTGTGGGGCGTGGAAAATTTTCAAGAAATGACAATTCGCCACACTAAAAACGCCCCCGTGAGATTCGCGGCGGAAATGCAACCGGCGCTTAATTCGTTCGCGAATGGAAGCACGTCGACATTTTTGGAAGGCGTCGAGCTGGCGAGATCCGTTCAAATTGGCAAAGAAGAAGAAGCCAAACTTGAATTTCTTCAAAAGCGAGGCGGCTTGTCTAAATCGCTGGCGCGAGCGGCGAACGCCCGACATTTAGAAGAAGAGGGTCGGCCAGTCGAAAACGCGTGGGACGCCGTGCAAGCGATCACCGCCGTCGCTCGGGACATTCCCAACAACGACAATCGCTTGGCTGTCGAACGTGGCGCTGGCGCTATACTTGATAAAATCGCGGCGTAGTAACCCCGCCGCAACCTTTAGGCCGCCTACGGGCGGCCTTTTTTTTGTCTTATTTATCGCATATACTCCCATGTAATCCGGCGCAATTCCGCGCCGGTAAACGGAGAAACAAATGACTAATGATGTTTTGAAAATTTATCAGGTATCAGCGCGGATGATCGAGGTCAGGCATCTTTCGCTCGACATTGAGGCAGAGTCGGCGGAGGCGGCCATTGAAATTGCAAAGGGACGGGACGGTGCTGACTTTGAAGCGGGGCGTATCGAACAAGATTGGATTTGGGGAGATGCAAAACTTGAGTCTTACGGGAGAAACAAATGAGCGAAATGAAAGAACAACTTGAAATTGATCAGGCTATTGAACGGCACGTTATGCAAGTGATCCGCGATCAATACGTCGGTGCGGAACTGCCGAACGGTGCGCGTGTTATTGATATTCAAAAGAAAACAAATTTTGACGACTGGTATGTCCTTTGTCTTTTTCGTAAAGGTGAATATGTAACGTGGTGGTTAGATCCGGATCGCCCAGACAGCACCGGACTCGGCCACTATCATTGGGATTTAGAAAGTGCCGTTGCTGACCTTAAAACTAGGACGTCGTCATGAAAATGAAAAATAGAAAAGTCACGCTTTTATTTTTTGACCATTGGACGGGCGCCGTTCACTACGTTGAACGGTGGTTAGAGGTGGGGGTGGAACATGAAATGGAGCGGGATCGCTTTTATGCTTACCAGCATGATGCTGATCGGGTTTTTGAAGAGATAAAAACCAACCCCGTCGTAATCGAACGGTGCCGGCTTGTCCCCACTGATTACGGCGAAGAACCCGCCCTTAAAGTTGATGCGTCTTTGCACGATATCCTGATCGCGCATAACGGTAGTATCGCGCAAGTTAACTTAGTGGATCGTCGCGGCGGGGGTTCAGCATGAGTGATAAATATTGGATCAGAAAAAGTCGAGGCGGCTACTGGGATGTCATGTTCGGGGAAGAGCACGTTATAAGTTGTCGCGCGAAATCTCGATCAAAGGTCGAAATGCAAAAGCTGCTCGATCATTTCAATAGTCACATAAAGTGAACTAAGCCGCGCCCTTGTTTAAAAGGCCGCCTACGGGCGGCTTTTTTTTGCCTGATTTATCGCATATACTCCCATGCAAGCCGGACGATCCCCGTCCGGTAAACGGAGAAACAAATGATTAAGTTGAGAGCCGATTTGGAAAAACTTGAAAAATGCGCGGATGAAATCGCGCTTGGTGGCACTAATATGGATAGTCAGCAATTGATGCGAGATGCTCGCCGCGACATAGGACTGTTAGAAAGGGAAGTGCGTGAATTGGAATCGTGGCGGAACGCATTCGCGGGGGCTGTGTTTGAATTGATCGAGCCGAATCTAAATCAATTACTTTTAGAACGTCCATCGAGGGTAGACGTTATGACAATGCGCAGTGTGGTACATGATATGGTTACCGACGGCACGATACTTGGCACCGACTCAATTGATGCTGATTTTTTAAAAGTTTTTGACGGCCTAGTACATACAGCCGAACAAGCCACGGGCTTAGAAAATGTTTACGGCGAAAACGGCGAGTCTTATTCATGGAAAGAAATCTATCGAATACGGAACAGGTTGAAACATCTTTTAGGCGTTGATCGTCGCGGCGTCGATTAGTCGCGCCGTAGTTTAAAAGGCCGCCTTCGGGCGGCTTTTTTTTGTCTTATATATCGCATATACTCCCATGTAATCCGGACGACTCCCGTCCGGTAAACGGAGAAAAAACACGATGCAAAAACGACACAAGAAAAGGCGAGCGCGTTATAACCGCGTGCGGCGCATGATTAACATTCGCCGATCCACAAAAACGAAAGAGCAAAAGCGGGCGGCGTTGGCCGCGCGAACGGAGGCGGCGAAATGAGGCAGCAAGCGATACAAGTTAAGTTTTACCCTGCAACAAATACTAAGGGCGAATGTTTCCGCGCGAGATGTCTGGGTGGTTCGCTGGTTTTCCCTTTCAATAACGAACACGATCACGACGCGAATGAGATACTGGCCGCCGAGGCGCTGCTGGTAAAAATGGGCTGGCATTTAAAAAACAAGTTAAGCGACGCGGGCGCACTGCCGAACGGGTTGACAGTGTTTACCCTGATCGAGCGGGATCAATACCTTTGCGGCAATCCCGATTGTGGGCGCGAAATCGAAATTGTCGGCACGTGGAAGGCCGGCTATAACGGACTGCCATTGTGGCCGGCGCAGGTGTGCAAAATCTGTGAAGCGGAGGTGTTACCCGCTCGTATGATGGGAATGACCGCCGATCAATTCGCAACCCTCCGCGAGATGTACGGTATTAATCCGGACGGCGCGGGTAGCTTTGTCGAGTTTGTTAAACGTGCGATTCCCGAAATCGGCGGAGATGCGTTTATGATCTGTTGGCAAAATAAGCCCGTCCGGCTCGATCCCGACGGCCACCGTCATACTTAACACCTTGCACCGATTAAAGGCCGCCTTAACCGGCGGCTTTTTTTTGCGCGTCATTATCGTATATACTCCTATACAGCCGGCGCAATTCCGCGCCGGTAAACGGAGATAAATAAGATGCAAGAAGTAGTAAATGAACGTTGCAGCATATTCGCGACGCCGGACACCCCCAAAGCACTATGGGACTATATCGACTCGTACAACGGCACGGATCTTATCGCGGCCACGACGGCGGCGGGAATGGCTATCAACTTGTGTGCGAAGATCCAGCGAGAGTCGCCCGCAATACCGGTACCCGACGGGCTCGAATTGTGGCGTGCGGATGAGGTGGCCGAGTGCCTGAATTATCGCCGATATATCATCGACCACATGGGTTTGTATTCGAAACTGTGGGACATTAGCGCGACGGCAGAAAACCCAACGCCCGCCGGCGGCGACGGCTCGAACGGGACGGTTGAGACGCCCGACGGCCAGCTCGATCCGGACAACGGGGACAAGGCCGGCCAGTGGTGGGATCAGTTAACGCTCGTAGAAGCGGCGGCGATTGTTACCGCGTATCAGGACTCGGTGCGCGACTTCGAGCGCGGTTACGGTATATCCCTTTCGCGGCGAAACGGCTCGGAATAACCGCACCATCTAAAGGCCGCCTACGGGCGGCTTTTTTTTGCCCGCAATTCCGGAGTGAATCACGCCCGCCCCATGGGCGGGGCGACAGTTCAAACCTACCGTGAACCGTGAACCGTGAACCGTGAACCGTGGTTCGGGTTCGGGTTCGGGTTCGGGAACCGATCCCCGATCCCCGATCCCCGAGAGATGCGCGGTTAGTATGCGAGAACTCCCACCTGGCATTTAACCGGATACCCGCGCCGGTTTGGAAGTTAACCGTTTAACTTCCATTTTTGACAATTCCCGCAAAGCCGCACCACGCCGGCGTCGGCTGTACGTTAAATTTCACTTCCACGCGCCTTTTTAACGTACACGGGCGGCGATCCCCGCTCCGCTGGGACAATCTGATATCAACCGGAGCTGGCCAGCGAGCCGCGATCCGCGATCCCTGCTCCCTGCTCGGGGGCCCCTGCCTATCGGGTCAATTCGCTGGCACCGAGCGCCGCGAGCCGCGAGCCGCGCAGGAAAGGCCTAGCGCCTCGGCCTTCGGGGGCAAGGGCCATGTTTCTCGCAAATAATTACCAGTTTTTTTAAACGGTTTTCACTGTCTTATA